TAGCCTTTAGACTCTAGAGCATTAGTTACGTACTCATCGCGGAGCTTGACTGCATTACTTGTCAAGTGTACCGGACCATCTAAGAAGCCGACAACTGAAGGCCTGTTCTCAGCTCTGTTATCGATCAGAGCATCAGCATTCGTTGCTTCCAGGATAATGACTTGCTGAAACTGAGCCTTAGGCACTAGCTTCTTCAGAGGAGTCCGAATAGCTAGATCTCCAGCGCTTTCTGTCCCTGTCATCCTTTCTCTAAAATTATTCATTTAACCACCTATGCGCTTTCAGTCGTTATTATAAGGAATCTATGAGAGCCTCTGCACTTCCAGACTACAACACCAGGGATAGTACCTTTCTCTTTTCTCAGAAACCGTCCACATGTTCGACATCTTCTAGTAGCCAAAAGCAGCAGCTCCTAAATGAAGGAACACATACTTTATCAAGTCTCCCAGTGTGCTTTTCGCAAGGTCTTTCTACAGACCCTAGTAAACATCTCAAGGTCACGGATTAACGCTTCAGTCTTAGCCAGTGCTGGCTCAGTCAACTTATGCGCGTAGTTGTCATAACCAACTGCCACAGCCCAGGGACCGCACGCGCGCAGCTGCTTCACAAATTCGGAGCCAAAATCAAGAATCGGCTCGATGCTGATGAAGATTCGGCAGTTTAAATCGTGCATCATCTTGATGGCGAGGAGCCTCTTTGACTGGGGAGGCGCTAAGGAAATCTCCGGATAGTTCAAGTCCGATTCTATTGTGGTGCCATAGATCACGTTCTTTGGCATACAACCGTTTCGGTAAAGGTCAACGTATCGGGCAGGGTTCTTGGTCATCAGTAGAAACGTCACTGCTTCATGTTCCTCAATAAACTTGAACACTCGCCAGATCACAGCATCCGGCACGCACTGCGCGAACAAGTCACCCATGTCCTCAACAAAAACAGTCTCACCGTGCTTGAAGCGCCTACGGAATTCTTTCTGAACCATGAATGGCTGGCCATCTTCACGCAGTTTCACATACCGTTCCGCGTCTTTCAACTTGCCAGCCTTCAACGCTTCAGCCCAACAATAAAAGCAACCGTGTGGACACCGCATGCAGTAAGGATTCCATCGTGGCCCAACGAAATCAAACATCAGACTTTTCATTTTTGAGCAGCAACTCCTAATATGGAGAAGTCAGAGCAATGTCCCATACATTTTTCTTTCGGGACATGTGTTGTAAATCGTTGACACCACGCCTGCCTCTGATAGTCTCGACAGTTAAACTGGGTAACTAGACATGGCTGAGTTTTGCAGTCCAAACAACAAGTCTGCGTCATCTACATTCAACCTTTTTGGACTTTGGCATTCACGATTTCTTCACAGTAATATTCAGGAACGCTATTCCACCATGACCAAGGGCTTCTCTTCCAATGAGTGCACCCAAAACATGAATACTTGTCAGGTCCATTGCAGTCAAGCATCATTTTATGGTTTCTCTTCAACATCTAACTGCCTCTTTCCATCTAATCTCTAGAGATTCTGTGGTCTTAAAACATTTCGGATGGCAAATGTTAAAAGGAAAAAACTTGCATGATGTATTGGCGTTGAACAGAACGAATGGTCAGTATGAAGCTTCCGCGGGAAGAGATCGTAAAGATCGAAGACCTCAAAGTTGACGGACAGAATCCTAATAGGATGACTGAAAGGCAACGCCAGCAAGTCAAGGATAGTATAGAGCGATATGGCTTCATTATTCCAATCATCACGAATAAAGACTTACTTATCGCTGATGGAGAGCAACGGTTAGAAGTTGCTCGAGAACTTGGCATGTCACACGTTAAAATTATTCGCCTTCCCGTTAATGATGTTGACCGCCGCCTTCTACGGCAGATCCTTAACAAAGTAAAAGGAGAACATGATCAAGTTGCTGATGCCGAAGAGTTTGAGCGGATTATTTCTGGAGGAGAAGAAGAAAGCCTCAAGAATCTTCTAGATCTTAGTGACGAAAAACTCCTTAGGCTCCTCAATAAAGGTGAGAAAGAAACTAACGTAGAACTAGAGCCTATATGGGAAGTTGTTGTTGAATGCGAGAATGAGAAAGACCAGGAAGCAGCATACGAGAAACTGAAGGGACAGGGTTTCAAATGCCGACTTTCGACATTGTAAAAAACTGGGAGAACCCTGATTCTTTCAGAGCTCAATCTGTAGTCGGCAGCTTTTCTCTTCTAGACTGCAAACTGGAAAAACGGTTCAAAGGCAGCATACCCTTTGATGAGGATTCTTGGAAAGTTGGCGTAATAGTCGGACGCAGCGGCACAGGCAAAACAAGCATAGCAAAAGAGCTCTTCAAATAATCTTACATTTGCGGCTTCAAATACACATATAAGAGTATCCTGGATGATTTCCCAGAAAACTTGAGCGTTGCTGACATAACGAAGGCTCTCTCAAGCGTCGGCTTCGCTAGCCCGCCGGATTGGCTCAAAAGTTATAGTCAGCTTAGCCAGGGAGAGAAAATGCGCGTTGATATCGCTAGAGCATTAGTCCTCAAGCAAGACCTGATCGTTTTTGACGAATTCACAAGTGTCGTAGATAGAGAAATTGCTCAAGTCTCAGCATTTGCAGTTAGTAAGGCAATCAGAAAATCTAAGAAGCGTTTCATTGCTGTAACTTGCCATTATGATGTTGTCGACTGGCTAGAGCCAGACTGGGTCTTCACAACAGACACGATGGAGTACAGTAAAAAAAAAGGTGTCGACCACAAGTTTCTCTCAATGTTCACTTGTGCACAGGTGACGCGTGGAGAATCTTTAGGGACTATCATTATCTGAGTGGTCAGCTCAGTCCATTCACCAAAAACTATGTCGCAGTCTACAAGGAGAAACCGGTAGCTTTCATCGCAATAATCAAAATTCACATGGGAACAATTTACTATAGAGTCAGCAGGCTTGTCGTCTTGCCAGACTATCAAGGCATAAGCATCGGCAGAAGACTCCTGAACTTCATGGCAAAATACTATACAGAAAAAACGAAGCTTCCCTTCACAATCATAACTAGTAACCCGCAGCTAGTCCGGGGAGGCTTGAAAAACTGGAAGATACAGCATGTTGGAAGAGGCAACAGGATTGACTCGAGACACTTCAAGAACCCATATACTGGCTCGAGCGAGAAAAGAATCACTGTTTCACTCCGTTATTTAGGAGAGGAGAAGAATGCGGCGCCTTTGGTTTAAGAAAGAAATGAGGCAGGCGATTCTTGACGGCAAAAAGGTTTCAACAACTCGTGACCATCTAATACGTTTAGGGCTGATTCTGGCTATTTCAGGCCCAAGGTTCAAGGCTGAACCCTTCGCTGTTCTCTCGATTATTGATGCTACGCAGATGACTGTAGAGTCTGTTATGCAATTGTTTTACGCTGAAGAAGGATTCAATTCGCCAGAAGAAGCGAATACTTATGCTAAGAAGAATAATCTTCTCCAAACTCGAAAGCCTGTATGGTATCATAGATTCAAAATCATAGAAATCAAAAGTAAGAAAGAGGATCCTAACAGTGCCTAGGAGACAACACTTAACTGATTTAGGTATCATACGCGGATACTCGCGTCTCAACACTAAGATCAAAGGCTTACAGCAAGAACTCCATCAAATCTTAACTTTGCTCACATCGCCCGTCAAACTCACACAGAACGAAAAACTGATTCTTCTCAGCCTACCATCACACTTAATCAAAACCTACTTTACACTCGAAAGCCTGGGAACTGCAAGAGCAACAGAAATCAGTAACCTCACACATAAACAACGTGCAGTAGAAAGCAGTTACCTAAATCAACTAGCAATAATGGGCTACGCAGCTAAGTCTCGCAAAAAGCGAGTCGTACTATTCACGATAAGAATACAGAATTGTATAGAAAAAGGAGAATCAGAGTTAAGATGAAGAGAGCTCTTCTAATACGCAGAACTGAAGTTTTCAAGCGAATGGTTAAAGGCTTCTCGATTGAGGCAGTAGCAAAGGACCTCATAAAAAACAATCCTCTATACCAGAATCTTTCTGTATCTGCAATCGTTACGGACTGGACAAGGCGCAAGAACTGGCTCCATCTAATCATAAGATCTGATGATCAGACAATTCTTAATGAGACACTTGGATCAGTCCGGGAAGTTGCCCATGCAGGATGGAAAATCTATGCAGATAGTCTCTATGAAGATAAGAAAAAGAAGAATTTCAAAGCGCAAGTAGGCGCTCTCCGGATAGTTCTTGAAGCTAACGCTAAATTGCTTGACATCCTGCAGAATATCGGCGTGATTGACCGTGTCCCGACTGAAACAAGAGTAACGCTTGCTACGACACCCTTTGAAGCTGACCCTGAAATGAAACGGTTACTTCTTGAAGAGGCAGCAAAACAGAGGAAAGAGAAAGATGCCGCTAAGCAAGTGTAGACACTGCGGAAGAAAAGTGCCGAATATCTTCCATAAATACTATGAACAAGTTGCTTGTTTGGTAATGAGGAAAAAAAGGGGAGATCCTGACATGATATTACGAGAGCTTCCAAGAGTCCAAGATATGCCTGAGCCAGTAGATAAGGGACAGAAGAGGCTCTTCGAAGTATGTCAACTCGCCTAATTGCAGGCCATAACTTCCTTCTCTATTGTCCTCATACTCAGCAGAAGAAATTTCACGGCGGCATGGACATTTATAGTCAGCGGGGAGTCAGCTGCGGCACAGGAGCAGGCAAGACTGTTTCAGGACTCTTTGAAGATGTACGGTGGGCAATAAAGTATCCGGGAAGCGTCGGCTACATTTTTGAGCCTTCATACCCTATGATGAGACGGATACTGCTGCCAACTCTTGAATCGCCCTTGTTATTCGGCTGCCCTTACCCTTTCACTTCGAACCCTTACATCAGCAGTTTTAACAGGGGAGACAACTGTCTAGAATGGAAAAATGGTAGTCAATGGTGGTTTGTCAGCTTAGATGATCCAGAGAAAGCTGAAGGACCAAATGTTGATTATGCTCACATTGACGAAGCAAGGCTTATCCTGCATTTTGACTCTGCATGGCTAACAGTCTTAAGGCGCCTGCGGGGAAGTGGCCGCTGCCAGATTCCCTTCACGCCGAGCGTCTGGATAACTACGACGCCAGATTCGCCAGGCTCAGCCCTCTTCAATGCTATAGAGAATCCTGAGACAGCTTCTCCAGAATGCCGCGTCTATCGTTGGAGCCTCTTTGATAACCCGCAGCTTCCGAAAACTTTTGTTGATGAAATCGTGAGAACACATACCGGCGGCCTTGCTGACAGGTTCATTTATGGACGCTTCGCAACAGTAGCAGCCGGCACATTGCCCTTTGATACTTCAAAGCATGTCCGAGAGATTGAAAAAGCAGCTATTAGGTCTATGCGGTTTGGCGTAGATTTCGGCTGGACAAACCCTTCAGCTATTCTAGCTGTGGCTTTTGACGGAGACGGCAGAGCCTGGGCAGTTGAAGAATTCTACAAAACACAATGTACAGATGAAGACTTAGCAAGTGCAGCTTCTGAAATGCAGAAAACATGGGGAAGAGGCACTTTCTGGTGTGACAAGAGCCATCCGCAGGGAATAAGCAAACTTCGAAAAGCTGGCTTAGACGCGCGGCCTTATGATTACAAAAGAGAAGATGGACTCCGTGAAATGGGAAGCAGATTAACGGTTGCGGGTGATGGTTTGCCTCGTTTCTTCACTTCAAAAGGGTGCGTGAATCTCATAAGCGAGCTCCTAGAGTATAAAGAAAATGTGAAAGAGCGAGATCACCTATGCGATTGTTTAAGATACTCTTTGCCTCTTGCTCCTGTTCCTGAAGTTGGCGCTTTCAGGTTCGGCTAGTGACACTATCAAATCATGCATAAGTGTTACCTTCGCAAAGTGACAAAGTGACAGGATCAACCGCTATACAGTTCTTGTCATTTTAGGCATGCCATGACACCCCTACGTTTCTACTGGAAAGCGCCTAAGCAAACATAATAAGACTTTTAAAGAGAATCAAGAGACAAGAAAGTATGAATAGTCAAAAGGCTCCAGAAATAAGGAACTGCCCGAAATGCGCTGCGGTCCTAGATGGCCTTAGAGTCTGCAAAGTCTGCGGCTACAAGTTGAGGGGACCTAAACCAAAAGTAGAAGTCTCTTCAAAAAAACCAGATCTTGAATATAGTCCAGAAGTACTTCCTAAAGAACCCGCACGCCCTTTGATTGTTACGCTTACGATTACTATTGACTATAATATCCCGGCGCAGATTGAAGCTCTCAGAAAGTTTCTAGATGGACTCTTCTAGATTCCCTCGAGGCAATTCAGAACAATGGGAAAATGATGGAGAAAAATCTCTCGAGGCAATTTAGAAGTTTTCGGGAACTGCATAAAGCCTATAAGGAAAATCATTGATAGTCACTTTAGAGGATTCTGCTGTTCAAAGCTGGTGTATTAATGAGTGAATGTGGAGATCCTGAACATTGCCCCACTGGAAATGTTTCTACGGAACTCTGCAAAGCCTACAGGGATGGATGCCAAAAACTGATAGATGAGCGATTCAGAAGCCTTAAGCATGTAGTCGTAGCTTGTTCAACTACTCTCGGGATCGTCCTTACAGCAGCACAGCTAATAATAGTGTATTTCAATCGGTGAAAAGAAAGGTGCCTGAAGAGAAAAAGCCTACTCGTCTTCAACGCTTAGCAGCTACTTTAATCAAACGCATAACAGGCATGGATACTTCAAGCGTTGACATTTCTTCGGTTCGGACACCGACAAGTAACACTCTTTTCGGCCAAGAAATAATGAATGTCCAAGACTATGTTTTTGGAGCAAAACGTGAGCCAGCAGTCTACAGGATAAGCTTTATGGTTGCGAATGACTGCTGGGACAACTGGTTCAAAATCAAAAACAAGACAGATGAAAAAGACTCAGATTTCGAAAAGCACATCCTTCAGAAACTTAATGATCTTGATGCTAGAAAAAAGCTGACTCTATTGACAACTTTTGAGAGGCTCTTCGGCTGGGCAGTCCTTGTTCTACGCTATAGTGATTATGGCGGAGACTTAAGCAAGCAAGTTCAAAGTCCCGTAGAAATCAGCGAACTGCAAGCTTACTCTGAATTACATGTTACCAGCGTTGAAGAAGATAAGAAGCTTGATAGCGAAAGAATCGGTCTTCCAGAATGGTACAGCTTCGGATCTACAGTAAATCCCATAAGAATTCACTTCTCAAGAACTATTCATTTAGCAACACGCATCTTTGACCATCCTTGGAAGGGCATAAGCGCAGTCGGCGTCGTCTATGATGACATAATGGCTTTGCGTTACATCAGATGGAACGTGGCTCTTGCCATGATACGGTACGGTTCAGGCTTTCCAGACATCACAATAGATGATGCTACAGGACCTCAGATTGACGCTTTCATCGCAAGCGGCCAATTCGATAATCTTAACGCCAAAAAATACTTCGTCCATAACCAGACTAAGAAACTTGAATTCAAAGGCGTTGGAGCACAAGCTTTCAACCCTGGTAACTATCTTCAGCCAAGCCTAGAAAGCATGAGTGGAGGAACAGGGATCCCTGAGCCTGTCTTCCGCGGCGCACAAGCAGGAGCTCTTACCGGGAGCGAAGTTAATGAACGTGCATACTTCAAAATGGTAAGTGACGTTCAAACTGCCCATGAACCATTGCTCCGTGATCTTATCAACAGAATTGCGGCCCTTGAATATGGCGAAAACGGAATTCCTGACTATGAAATAGTTTGGAACCCTGGCTTTGAGGCAGACGAGAGAACCAAAGCAGAAATCGAATTGCTAAAGAGCCAAACAGCCGAAAAAATGCTTGCTTACATGACTCCTGATGAAGTACGAAGTAAACTCTATCAACTTAATGCATTGCCAAATGGTGAAGGGATAATGTTGAAGAAGATTCAGCCGGCACAGAATCCTCTCGATCAACAATTCTATAAAGAGAAGAATCTGATGGATCAGGCGCCTAATGAAGTTGAAAAAGACCTTGCTGCTTCTCTGAAGCGAATCATAGGTGAATGTGTCTCTGGAAGGATGCCTCCTGAAGATGGCGTTTTAGGCGCAAAGTTAGTAATTGAAGAATATGTCCAGCGGATGAAACAGGTTACGCTCCTGAATGTTCGGAGCTTGGCTGGAAAACCAATCTCACAGTTAAGTCCGGAACGTGAAAGGCAATATGCGATGATGGCTGCCGAGTATTTGGACAGTTTCAAACGGATACTAGCTGATGCAATGAAGGGAAAAACTAGTTGAGTGAAAGCTTCTGGACAAGTGAAGCAGGAATCCTCTTAAGGCTAGATATGCTATCTGAAGATATAGTATGGCGAACAATCAACAATTCAATCCAATTAATCGGCGGTGAAGCCGGAGTCAAAGAGTTCGAGTGGGTAACTGAATACCGGAATAATGTGCCATGCAACTACTGTGATAGCCAAAGCGGAAGACGGTACAGAGTAGGGCAATTCAGTCCAAGAATTCCGGCTCACGTAAACTGCAAATGCCACTGGAGCATGAGACTTGAATTAGACTGACAAAACCGCGTCCGATCGACTCGAGCTCTAATCATACTAATGAGGTAAGATGAAGATGAGAGACAATTTCGTTAGAACTTCAGCAGAGATAGATGGAACAAGAATCCTGGAAGAAAACGAAGAGTATCTAGTGGTCCCTGCGATTCTCGCTCGAGAAGGTATATTTCCCTTCAAAGACCATCTTGGAAAAACAACACTAGGCTATAGGCCTGCATCAGAATTGAAGAATGCTGCTTTCACTGCTGAAGGCGCCTGGGTCGTAAGCGAAAAACATATTGACACCGTCTTCGTTGAAGATGCCGCTGCTATTCAGGGAAGAGTAGAAAAGACTCGCTGGTGTACCGATATCAACGGAGTCATAGGCCAGATTAGATGGTTCAAAAAGGCCTGTAACCCGAAGTTTCTAGACGCTGTCAAAGCCGGAACAAAGAAAGATATCAGTTTCGCATATTTCTGCGAGAAAGACATTATGCCCGGCGAATGGAGCGGCCAGAAATACGATTTCGTTCAACGCAAACTAATGTTTGGCCATCTTGCAGCAGGGATCCCTGAAGGCCGCTGCCCGAGCCCATTCTGCGGCATGCAACTTGACGCTGCATTAAAAGCAATGTTTGACCCTGAAGTCACAGAAGACTATGTCAGAATCAGAGTTAGAGATCCTGGCGTCTTCGTTGACGGAAGCTTCAGAACAATCGTCTTAAGCGCTGGAGAAGGCATTCATGCGATCATTGGCAAGTTGAAGAGTGACCCTCAAGGAGCAACAGTAATCCAGAATTACATGTTTGAAAGAAGCAAAGGCTGGACGATGGAGAAAGCTCAAGCTTGGGTCGATAAACATAAAGAAGACAGTTTTGACGCTCAATGGCCAACAGACTATATCAACAACTTGCCTGATTCCTGTTTCGCTTACATTGAAGACGGCGGCAAAAAAGACGATCAAGGGAAGACTGTTCCGCGTAGCCTCAGGCATTTGCCTTACAAGAATGCTCAAGGCGAAATTGACCATGACCATCTTGTGAATGCTTTAGCTCGAGTGAAACAAGCTGGAACTATGCCGGAAGGCGGAAAGACAAGTGCTAAAGAGAAACTTTGCAGCGGTGTTCGTGCTTGGAATAAGGCTCATCCAGACAGCAAGATCGAGTCTGAAGTCTGCGGGACCGAAACTTCTGAAGATAGTTGCGGAGCTCCTCAGGAAAGAGAAAAGCGTAAAGTTGACCCTGAAAAAGAGCTTGAGCGTTCAAGGGAGCTCTTGGGTCCTTACCACTTGAATGACATAACTAAACGGTAGCGCCTCACAATGAGGCAATATGACTAACACGGGATGGTGTGTTCGCGACCACTGACGGCGCGTTAGAAGTAGCAACCCAAAAGGAAACACGAAATATGCCAGACGATAAGAAAGTTGAAGATGCGAAAAACATAGTAGCGAAGGCTACAATGGACCAAATCACTGCAGAACTAGAGATAGCAACGCGGAAAATACTGGAGAAAGATGCTCTGATTGATGACTTGACCCTTCAACTGCAGGAGGCAAACAACATCCTTACAGCCCAGCAAAAGAGCAAGCTTATCAAGGAGATTGTGCCTCACAGCAAAATTCCAGTCGACCAACTTCAAGCCAAAACAGTAGCGGAACTCCAGCAAATCAAAATCGCCGTTGACTCAGCAACGCCTTCAAGCCCAAACATTCACTTTGACGCCATAAGCGAAGACCGCAACAAACGCTCTCCCCTCGGAGATCTATACGGGAAAAAGCAGGGTGAGAATTAATGCCGCAAGGACACCAGAAACCAGCAAACCGCATACTATGCGAAATGATTGCTGGCAAAATCGCTGAGTATGAAATCGGAGCCAACGCAACAATAGCAGAATGCATCCCCGGATCCCTCGTAATCCCTGACGTTTATGAGCATGCAATCAAAGAGTCAGGAGCTAAAGCCGACAACTTTGTCGGAGTAGTCGAATGCGCCCCTGACCAGGCGATCGGAGCCACTAAAGCCATAGGAGAAACAGCGCTCGTACTAACAGGCCACTTCATCTGCCAAGTCAGACTGAAAGCATCTGAAAACGTCGCAATCGGTGATACGCTAGTCACCGGAGCTGATGGCCTAGCAGTAGAGTTAGCAGTCGGAGCCATCGGTGGACAAGGCGCTGTGATCGGAAAAGCCCTTGAAGCCAGCAACGTAACAACAATCGCTTTCATCCTCGCAGAAATCTGGACGAATACTGCAGAAGCTGCAGCCGCCTCATAAGGAGACTTGACTATGCCATATTCACTTAAGAATGTTGGAATGGACACTGGATCGTTGACTGATGAAGAACTTCGTTACATCGATACCAAAATTGTTGAAGCTGTCCGCCCGGCGCTAATTGGCCGAAGGCTCTTGCCGATTAACACGTTGCCCCATGCTGGATTTCTAAGTATCCGAGGCTACAGAGCAACAGACATGAGTAAGGCAAACATGAGCCTTTATGGAACAGGCAAAAGCATCGACGCCGTAAAGTTGGCAGCATTCGATACTGCAATACCTGTCATCAAAAAAGACTTCCAACTCATGTGGCGAGACATCCTAGCTAGCAGAGGCGGAGGCTTGCCAATTGACACCATCAACATACAAAATGCTGCAAGGAAATGTGCTGAAGAAGAAGACGCTGCAATCCTTGTCGGAGAGACAACACTGTACAAACGATTAGGAATTGAGGGACTAGCAACTGCAACCGGAAGAAACGAAAGCAACGGAGGCGACTGGAGTGCAGGTCCTGAAGCAGAAATAGCGTCTGCCATCCAACTGCTCGTTGCAGATGGACACGGTGGACCATACGCTATAATCTTGCCTCCTATACTCTGGGGAGAACTCTATGCCCTAATCGCAAGCACTGCCGTGACTCACATGGAAGTAGTCCAGAAAATGTGCACCAAAGGAGTCTTCGTAAGCACACAACTCACCGCTGCAGATGACGCTGCAGACAGCGTCCTCGTTATAGACCCGAGCCCCGGAAACTTTGAGCTTGTTATCGGCAAAGAAATCGACACTTTCATGCAGCAGGATAAAGACATGAACATTGACGGCCAAGTCTACGAAGTAGCAGCTCCGCGCATCCTTCAACCTACCGCAATATGCGAGATTAATACTCTAACTTAAGCGGAGCGAGCTAGAGTAACTCGTACCCCCAATTTCTTATTCTTCAGATCAACATAGAGGAGGAGATGTACAATCAAATTCAGAATCAAAGGCGTATCGAAAATCTTGATAAGCGGAACAATCTACCATAACGGCGACATAGTCGAATTGCCTGATAAGTACGTTGGAAAAACATTTCTAGAAGCTATTGAAGCTCCGAAGCCTATCATGATCCCAAGGCCTGAGATACTCAAGAAGCCCTTAGAACCCTTAGAACCGCTAGAAACGACAGAGAGAGGAGAGCCTGAACCAAAAAAAAAGGGAAGGTTCGCCAGAAGATCTTAGTCGGGATCCCTCAGCTTGGCAGAAAAGACAGGTATGCAAGCTTTAGTCTTGCTGTTCATTCTGCCATTTTCGAGTCTATCCAGTTTTATGAAGAGCTTCATTTTGAAGTCTATGAGACTCCCCCCTGCAGTCAACATGGACTTTCAGGTATAGTCAACAGGCAAAACTATCTTATTCATAAGGCACTAATCGAAGGTTTTGATTATCTCTGGCTCATTCAAGGCGATGTCGAAGTTCCTAAGCATGCTTTCGGAAGCCTCTTCAGTTTAAGCGTTGACGTTGCTTATGGAGTAGTCCGTAGGCATTCTGAAGCTGATTTTATCGCTGGCTTCATTGATGGTAACATGAAAGTCTGGTATTTGCCTCAGGCTCTTGTAGAGAATCACGTTTTGAAGGGACCGGTTATGGCAGGCTGCAGTTGTATCCTCATTAAGCGAAAAGTGCTTGAGAAACTGAAGTTTCGGTGTCAAGAAAATCTGGGCGAAGACATCTATTTTGCTTATGATGTTGCCCGGGAAGGTTTCACAGCAGCTATAGATGGTGATGTTCAATGTGGCCATCTGCCTGAGAAGCCTCTTGTTAAGAACCTTTTAGATGTTGGCTGCGGCCATAAACCGCAAGGCTCAGTAAATGTTGACTTACATCCGGAGCCGACTTTACATAGAAGTGATGGTCAAATAGTTCTTTCCGATATTCCGATAGATCTCGATAAAGCTGTGAACTTCATTAAAGCTGACTGTCTCCATTTGCCTTTCGGCGACGAAGGTTTTGAGAATATCTATTCGAACCAGTTAATTGAGCATCTGACTGATCCTCAAGACTTCCTTACTGAATGCGTTAGAGTAGCCAAACACACGATAATTATTGCTTGTCCTGACCCTGATGGACCCTGCGCTGAGATGCCTTTGCATATTCAGAAGAGGCGGTTAACTCCTGAATGGTTCAAAAGAATCCTAGACAGAAACCAGAGTCTCCATCATCAGGAAACGATAGATAAAGACCGAGATTACTTATGGGTTAAAATCTTTAAGCAAGGAAAGAAAGTATTCATTTATGCCTGAACCTGACGAAATCTTGAAAGAGACAAAACAGTTAGTCAAGTATGCGAAAGATTCTCTTGAAGGAGAGCGGCTTCTAGAGTTGCTGCCGCAGGGTGAAGGCTCAACCCTAAATGCTGACATGGTTGACGGATTGCACGCGCGTGACTTGCTCAGGGAAGCCGAGAAGAAAGCTGGAGTGGGTGGTGGAGGCTCGAAGGGTGAAAAGGGAGATACTGGAGCTGCTGGTCCTGAAGGTCCAGTAGGACCGCAAGGCATTCAAGGTCTTCAGGGAATTCAGGGCATCCAAGGCGAGAAAGGTGACAAGGGAGATAAGGGCGACAAGGGAGACAAAGGCGACACCGGAGCAGCTGGCCCTAATGAAGTCACCACTGCCACTGACACGAATCTCACAGGGCTACTCAAAGGCGATGGCGCGCATTGCGGAGTCTCAACACTTGTAGAGGCAGACGTTGCGGATGCGGTCAGCAAAAAGCATACGCAGAACACGGACACAGACCTTGAAGCGGTTTTTGAGGCCACGTTTGAGAAGGTAGCGAATAAGAACGCTGCCAATGGGTACGCTGGCCTTAGTGCAGGAAGCAAAATTGCGGCTTCACAGATGCCCACCGGGAAAGTGACCATAACCTTGACGTTCACTGTCTCGGGTACGATGGCTACTGGCCAGAAGAAGCAGAGGCTCTTGGCGCCATGCGCGATCACACTCACAAAGGTTCGGCTTGTTGTGGACACGGCGCCGACTGGCGCTGACCTGATTGTTGACGTCCACACTGGAACAGGCGCTGGAACAACAATCTTCACGACTCAAGGGAATCGTCCCACTATTACGGCAGGAAACTTGACTGGCGTGAGCGTCGCCCCGGACGTGACGAGTGTTGTTGAGGGAGACGAATTCAGCGTCTATATTGACCAGATCGGAAGTAGCGTAGCTGGCGCTGATCTTTCGATTGAAATAATTGGAACCCAAACGGTGGCGTTCAGTTAATATGACAACCTTGACGAAGCGTCCTAGTGGTGATGATTCTGTCCAGTTGATTCCTTCAGTTGGCTCGACAAACTGGAATCTAGTTGATGAAGCAATAGCTGATGATTCTGACTACCTTGAATCTGATACGACATTGTACCGTTATGATAAGTACACGTTTGTTGATGACAAAGTTATTCCTGCTGATGCGACGATTAACTTCGTGAAAGCATATTTTAGATGTGACTATGTACAAATCTTGCTCACCACAACGATCAGGGGATATGCCAAACTCTGGATCGGAGTAAACTATTATGATTCGCCATATGCTACATTGACTACTACCTGGACAACGTATGACTACACCTGGGCAGTTAGTCCTGCGACTGGCGTTGCTTGGACGAAAGCTGAAGTTGACGCATTGAAGGGGGGTCCTCTACTGTATAGTGGCAACATCCTTCGCAGAATTCCAAGAAACAGTCACTTCTACTTGGAAGTTGACTTTACTGAAGCAGGTGGAGCGCCAGGAAAAATGATAGTTCAGGTGATGTGAGCGTACGCTAGGAGGTGAAAATGATGACGAATAGATATTATACTCTGCTGATGCGAAGCAACAACAGTGACATGGAGATCACTGAGCGCCTTGAAGCTGCTGACTTGTCAATAGCAGTCAACTCGTCAAAGGCTACACTTGCAGCTATGAAAGCAATACCTGGAGTTCCGCCTGATCTAAGAATCAAACAGATTCAGTTTGCGGGAGACGTTCCAGTACCTGAAGTGCCTTGAGGATGAAATGAAATGGGAAACAAGAGCCAAATGAGAATGACTGGCCTATCGTTCGATGAGCGCGTCAAAGCATCGGAGAGACGCAAAAGGATTCAGCATGACGTTGACAAGCAACGTGAAGCCATGTACATGCGCGCTCTTGCTCAGGCGCTAGTTGAGAATCGAAAGCGTCTCGCAGAGTATGCGCTGCGTGGAAAACCTCTTAAATCCGAGCAACATAAACATCTTTGAGGGTTTCTGCATTGGTTGACAGAACGGAGACGCTGAAGAAGATTGGCGACGTCAAATATTTTGGTTACGCAATCTATGAGGTTGAAGTAAGTATAGGTGATACGGTTACGCTTGCCGAGTTTGATTCTGGCGTGGCACTGAAGAAAGGCGTGCTCATGAACCAGAAGGACGGCGCCGAAATAACATGCACCGTCGCAACAAACGTGGTCACGGTGACCGGGGCTGCAACTGATGAAACCTGCGTCCTATTCGTTTTTGGAGTAAGAGCTGATTGACAGACTACTGTACCATAATTGACGTTCGCGAAGTCCTGCTTACAACTGAGGATGAAGATGATGCTGACACGGAACTACAGCATTGCGTCACGAGCGTTTCGGCCTTGGTTGACAGTCTCTTGGCGAAGTATGATCTAACTGTGCCATCGCCAACGCCACAGAACATCAAGGATGCTACTGCCCATTTTGGGGCGTGGCTCTATCGCAGACGCCGTGACCCTGTAGGCGCTAAAGCATTTGAGGAAGAAGCAAACCGTTTTCTCAACGCATACACTACTACCATAGGGACTGACGTTGTTTTCAGAGTAGGGGAGTCTGAATAGACTGTATGAGCGTTCGGCTTGAAAGTGACGCGGCTAATCTTGAAGCGTACATTAGTGAAGCAGCCAAAAAGCAGCCTGAAATAGTGCAGGCTTGGAAGCAGGAGAGCAAACAGTTAGTCATAGAAGAGATGCGCGCGCGAGTACCGATCCGCACTGGATTCCTACGTGAAAGCATCACCAGTGTCGATTCGCCTGATGGATTCATGGTTTATCCCACTGCCAAATATGCCAACTTCGTTGAAAAAGGCACTAGTCCACACATAATTTTTCCAAGAGGCTTCACTGTAACGCCGACAAAAGGCTTCATGGGAGAATTACGGTTCAGGACCGGAGGGGTTCTCCGATGGACTGATCAGTGGGGCGCCACGATCTTTGCTGCGCACGTGCATCACCCGGGCTTTCCAGGAAGGTTCTTTGTGCAGAAAACCTTCGAGTTTGTCAAGGAAGAACTGAGCCGACTGTACTCTGAAATTTTGGAGCGTGTCCTTGGTTGACCAAGAGTCCTAAGGAGATTCGTGATGAGATCATCACGCTCTTAACGACTGCCGATCCAAAAAACGCCCTGGGCAAGGGCATAGCGAAATGGTTCAAAGGTGAGCCTCCGAAGAGTCGCTGGCCGGGCTTTCCGTGGGGATGGATCGAATGGTCAACTGGTGGGATGGAACCGCCAGTAGGAACCAAGGCAGAGATCCGGGACGCCTTCAACATCGTCATAGTTGACAAGCATATCGACGCTGAAAAGGCTGAGGACAGCATAATGGATTTTGCCAAGTCAATCGAAGAGGCTATTGATGATTCGCCAAGTCTAGGCGATTTTGTCGCTCGCAGTTACGTGACTAACCGGGAAAAGCAAAAGGTTTTTGACGGCGACTACAGCATGGTTGCTGTAAGAATCACCCTTCAAACTCACAGAAGAGAATAACGCGCAATGCGCGTCACCCTACAATCGGCATCTCCGAGTAGAAAGGTGAAAGAACATGGGAACAAGGTATGTGGCCCTAGGAAAAGAAACCGTAGCCTATGGAACCGTAGCAGCTGCAGCAAGATATGCTGAAGCTATAGCCAGTATGAAGCCTGACCAAAAATGGGTTATGCCACCGCCTATCGCTTCAAGAGCATTCAGAAAAGCAAATCTTGGGCCTTACAGAGCTCGCGGTTCAATCGGAGCTTTTCCGGTTGAGCCAGAGAATATTATCGGTGAATTGTTGATGGGTGCCTTCGGTTCAGAGACACCGACAAATCCGTACACGGGCGTCTATTTGCACACTTTCGCCCCGGCTGACACTTTGCCCAGCTACACGTTGAGAATGGGAGTTGAACAGACGCAGCGCATTCTTGCAGGGTGCCTAATTGAGTCTTTGACAGTGAAGTTTTCACATGACAATGACGTCCAAGCAACCGCTGAGGTCTTAAGCGGTTTCGTGGAAACCAAAGACACAATCGGAACGCCAACAATCAGCACGCTTCAAGCCTTCAACATGCAGAACACAGCGAGCAGTATGAAGATTGCAACAGTTGACAAACGAACTCTAGTATATGACCTGGAAATAACCATTAAAAACAATATTCCATTCGAACGCGGTGACTTGTCTGGAAGAACATTCGCCACGAACCGTGTTGGTCAACGTGAGGTGACCGGGAAACTTAGCGCGTACTTTGACAACACCACTGAGTATGACCGTTTCATTGCAGGAACAGAATTCACATTGGCCGTTGAAGCTGTTGGTCCAGTGTTCGCTTCCACCTATAAGTATTACTTGGACTTTGAACTAAGAAAATGCATCTACTTGAGCGACGTCAGCCCGGACGTGAAGCCACAGAATGAGCCACTGGTAGTTGACGCTCCATTCAAAGCGTTCTATGACACCTCTGGCGGTTTCAACGCTGAAGCGAAAGCCTACCTAGAAAACAGTATCGCAGCATACTAGAAGGGGTCCTGATGGAAAAGCAACTTGACGGCGTCAAATACACTCTGATCCCTATTCCTCCTTATGCGTCACCATATACGGTACTCATCGGAAACCTTCTAAGAAAGAAAACTGAAAGCACCCAGGAAGCTGAAACCGTCTGCGCAGAGATCCAGAAGGCAATGGACAAACTGTTCACGGTCACTGTGAAGCCTAAGCCCAGGGTTGAGCATGAGACACAACTTTTCAACGAACTTAACGAATTGACAAAGAAGGTCATTGACGAAGCAGACTTTTTTCACAAAGATAAAGGACCCGACGCTGAGAAAAGCGAGCCAGATAGCAGTCCTCCTTCATCAGAGACCTAGCAGAATTCTTCACTTACAAGGATCGGAAACTTGGCTGTTTGAGGTTGACTACCGACTTCTCATGGATGAACTTGCCCGGATAGAAGCTGGCGACGACGGCGCCGATGAGGACGCAAAAGAGAAAATTGAGAAAATGAGGAAGTGGAAACAATCGCGTACATAATGGGAATTCAAGCTAACCTTTACGGAACTGCTGATGTTGAAGCAGGTTTCGAGCGTATGGGAAGCAGCGCTGAGAGAATGGGCGAGAAGATTTCAACATCTTCAAAGAAGTCTGAAATAAGCTATAGAAGCCTTATGTTCACAACTGCTGGGCTAATAGGGAATACTGTACAGTTAGGTGACATAATGGATCGGATGGCAAAAGGCCAGATGGACGTAACTAGAGGAGCAATCATGTTGGGCATGAATTTCTTGCAGTTAGGCGGTCAAATCTACATGCTCTACACACATTATGGTAAATTGATCGCCGCAAAAATCACCCACTTAGCATTATCTATCCAGGAGCGCGCAGCCGACTATGCAGCAGTCATTTCGAAAGGCGCACATGCTGTGGCAAGTTGGGCACTCACGGCTGCTGAACACGCGCGCGCTATAGCTCACACAGTGGCAAATGCACTGGCTGGTCCGGTGGGTTGGGTGATCCTTGCAGGCGCAGTCGCAGCTGCTGGCGTCGGAATCGCATTGGCTGCTTCAATCCCTAGCAAGCAGGGAGGAGGTCTAGTCTCAGAGACAAGACCATACCTTCTGCATGTTGGAGAGCGCGTGCTGCGCGCAGGAGAAACCTCAAACAGCATAAATGTCGTTATTAACAATCCGGTCTTTCGCAGCCAAAGCGAAATGGATTATCTTGTTGACCGCTTAAGGAGGATGGGTAAACTATGAGCTTAGGACCAGCAAAAGTGCGTGTTGAAATCTTCCGTGAGCCAGCCTTGTTTGATGACAGTTTCGCTAAGGGTTGGACGACAATAACCGGGAGCTTCGCGTCTGATGGTGACGTTGCAGCGGTCATAGGATTCGGCGCTGTAGGAAGAATAGAGAAAACGGTTACAGCAATCGACACTGACGAAAATGCTCAGTTAGCCTTGCGGGTTACGGTTGTCGGTGGCACCGGAACGAAGTGGGGCCTAAAAGTTTATGATGACATTGTTCCAGAATGGGTGACTATTTTTACCGGGAAACCTTTTGTTGGACTATATGAAGTGATCTTGCCAGCCGGGAAGTCAATAACGAAGATTGCCCTGCTTGAAGAAACCGTGGGAGACGTGACCAACAGAGTTGATTTTGACTATGTTATCATCGCCAAGAATGCCATGCTGCTTCCGGACATGGGCGACTTGGTTGAAGAGTTGCGGATAACGCATCCATTGTTGAACAGTGGAATCGCAGGAGCTCACCTTTCAATCCCGAACTTTTCAGGCGCCCCTGGACCCACACTCTATGACGTGTTGATATCAATAATGAAGGGAGGAGAACACTATGCAGGTGCACAAGTCCAGATTGGCGATCAAACATACAATGATGGCGACACCGCACACCTCCAGGCAATGACGCACACGCTTAGCCCGATTATTCCTGACGACGTTTTCGACGTCTGGGATGTTGTTGACGTCAACATTGAGGTTGACGTGGAAGAGGAAGCGAGCACCTACCTAATTGTTCTTGGAACAGGATCTGACGAGTTGATACTCTACCTTGAGACTGGCTGCCCAGATAGTGAACAGTTGATAAATTGGGGATTCGAAACTGGCGACTTGACCGGCTGGGACTACGTCCTGGTTCCTATCATCAAAACCAACTATGGAAGCATATACCCGCACCATGGATCATATATGGTCTATTTGGATACTGGCGTTGCCATCAGCCAAGATGTGAATGTCCCTGTTGAATGCTTCGATGAAGAGGCAGGAGGAAAATTGGAGTTCTACTGGTGTGCTTGGTTCGGCGGTTGTGGGGAGGGAGGCACGCATATCCATTGTAGATTAACATACACTGATGACACTTACACAGACGTGTTACCGCCCGAGAACACAGACTCGAGTTGGAACTGGGTTAATCTTTTGCCGTACTTGGAGGCTGGAAAAACATTGAAGCGTATCGCCATTTACTATGATGATTCAGGTTATGGTAGGTGGGCTTTAGTTGACTGTGTGAGTTGCGTTCCATGGGTGTGAGGTGCACGGTAAAATGTTGTCGATTGTTATTCCAGTAAAGAACCCCTGCAAGGGCGACCTTGAGGCTTTCATAGAGAAAAACAAGGCATACTTCGCCCGGTATCCTACGATAGTCATTGACTCTGGCGGTGGCGAACCACTTAGGCCTTACTCAACCGGATACTTCAAACAAGACTTAACATTATGTGAGGCTAGGAAACTTGGTTACAGTTTCGTTTCAACAGAGTTCACCATGAACCTTGACTGTGACGTCCTCATCCCGGACCACTACATTGAAGAGGCACTTTTGCTTCTCGAGACTAACTGGAAGGTTGCGTGCGTCTCAATCTTCTATAAAGATGTAGAACACAACCATGCAACGCTTGAGTATGGAGTCTCAATATGGAGGACTGTGACGCTCAAGGACCTATATGACTACAATCCTATGCACGCACGCAGCTTCTGTGAGTGCTCATGGTTGTGGCTAAAGGTACTCAGGGCCGGATTGAAAATTGAGACTTTGCCAGTTAGGGCAATTCATATTAAACAACGTGCACAAAAAGTTGAGTTGTTAGCATGAGTGGACCATACAATGGATTAATCAAAGGCCAAGACGCCATCATTATTTGGATCGCAAGAGCAGACGCAAACTTAGGCGTTCCAGCATATAAGGCGTTTGGAGGACGCATAGTTTCCATGTCTAATCGCGGAGACGACTTCGGCGCCTTCTACGTTGACCTGGACTGCCACGGACACGCATACGAACTAGATATTCCTCCGGCGCTTCTTCAAGCACGTTACGCGGCCACTAACGGAAGAACAATCATTGAAGAGGCATTGGCACTCTGTTCCTACGTGGCCAAACACCCGACTGCCAGCATGTGGTTTGACAATGCAGGCTCAACCGGAAGCACAGACGACCAGATCGACAGCGATCATGACGCCGTCTATGATGAGGAGTTGGCTCTGGCAGTCATTCAAGAGATCCTGGAAAAAGCAATCAATCCAGAGGCAACGCAAGGGTTCGATTGTTATGAAACTCCTGGAGGCGTCCTAGTTGGCCATCTGAGGGGAAGCGCAGACTTTGTGAGTCCGATAGATGGTATATATCCTCAGTCTTACAAGAAAGGCGTTGACGTGCACAGAGTCAGAAATAAGATTAAGGTTTATGGTGCAACTGGTAAAAAGGACCCTTTACTGGGTGATGAGTACACTGAAAGCACAGACGATTGGACATCAGATGGCACTCTGGACATTACTTCGATAACCAAAAAAATGGGCACGTACAGCGTGAAAGCTGACCGGACAGCCGTGATGGTGTGGGCTGAAAGAGCCTTGCCAAACGTGATCATGACCGACTATAGATGCGGCTACAAACGTGTGCACGTGTGGTTGATGCCCTTTCCAACTGTTGGTGACGACTCGTATCTCTACATTTTCTTATGCGCGCCAGACTATGCGAACAGTTTCAGGTACACTTCTGGCATCATAAAAAAGGGCGTGTGGACCGAGTTTGACTTGCCGATCGGAAGAGATTCTGCGATTTGGGAGACAGCATCTGGAACCCCGGACTGGAACGATATTGAAAGCATACGCTTCGTTATGGAGCCAGTAGGTGGCAGTCAACCCATGACCTTGTACATGGATAACCTGTTCTTTGCTGAGGCACGCTTTTCCGGTGTGGCCACAGACTTTGATTCACAACAGGCTTATGGAGTCAGATGTTCAAAGCCGATAGTTGATGATTCATTGTTGAGTGATGCTGAATGCTTGGCCAGAGCCGAAAGCATCAAGGCCGTACTCAAGGACCCAGTTGTCACGCTTTCAGAAGTTAATGTTGATGGAGATCACCGCTACAACCCGGGCGACCTGCAACGAGTGATCGTGGCGAATGACGACTTGGACGAATCATTCAGAATCATTGAGGCAAGCCCAATAGTCAGAAAGAGCCAATGGGATACACTGTTGACCTTGAGTAATGAGCCGCAGTACATTGACTACGTTTTCAAGTTGATCACTGAAAACGCCAAACTTCTTGACCGCAGAATCTAAACAGAGCTCTAACCATAAAGTTCTTACGTGCACCGCGCGCCATATGTTTTGAGGAAAGAAAATGGACTTAGTGCTAGTTTCTTTTGTCTGCTTCGCCCTGGGCGCAATCGTACGCACAATGTATGGCTTCCTAGCGAAAATCTTGACCACGCCAGAGAACGAGTTGAAGTTCGACGCTAAATACTGGGCAACCCTGATCGTGAGCATCATGACGTCGCTTATAGCCAGTGCAGGAGCGTTCATGGTTTATCCGATACCGCAAGGAGTGCCAGTCATCTACATCATACTGGGATCATTGTCGGCTGGATACGCTTTGAACGATGGAATCAACCGGACCACATCAACCATTTTAGAAGTGCGAAAGGTGTCTGAATAATGGTCACGCAGAATCAGGCCCTTATTGCCTCAACCATCGGATTCATCGCTGTCGCAGTCGTCATCGTTGCGCTTCTAGTGTATTCAGTCTCAATAAGCGGTTTCGGCACCATCAGAACAATCAACGTTAAGGTTTATGGTGACTCAGCACTCACGAAGGAAATAACGTCAGTCGATTGGGGAACACTCAATCCTGGTGGATCATCAGTCTCCACATGGTACGTCAAAAGCACCTCAAGCGTACCCATAAACTTGACCATCACAACGTCAGGATGGTCACCGGCCATAGCTGAATCATTCATGACGTGTACCTGGAACTATACTGGAATAAACTTACCACCGGGCACAGTGGCAATTACTGACGTCACGTTACGCGTATCTCAAAACATCACTGGCATAACAAACTTCGGCTTCACCATGATCGTCACCGGAACCGGATAAGACCAACTACCCTTTTTTTCTATTCTTATTTCTCACATAGTATTTTTCACTGTAACATCATATGATGTCATCGGGAATCTTCAAAAGACGCTCAATAGTAGCCAAACAACACTGATCACAGACAACGCAGATGTGACAAGCCGGGCACTCGTCGCCTCTGTAGTCACCATAACAATTATCCACTTCAGTTTCCTGTGCCACTTTCCTAGTCTCCGCGCGTTTGTATCTTGTGGCTCACGGCAAGAGTAACCTCAACGATTAGGCCAACACATGCGAAGCAAACGTAACCTGGAATAAGATAAGGCACGCTCAGGAACCACACCATGATCGGTGCCAGCAAGATTGCGAATATTCCTATCATAGCTGCCCAACCCTGAATCAGCAGGGCGTTATGAAGAATTCGGCGTTTGCCACGTACTGGCGCGAACGGATGATCTGACTCTTCAAAAAGAATCTGATGTACACGGCGTTTCAGTGCAGAAAAAAGGGAGAGAAGCCTTGCCATTCAAATCATCTTCTATAGGTCGTTTCTCCAACACTCGCCCAAAAAGATATAGGATGGCACGATCTTCTCTGGTCCCCCGCCACCTGGACTCAGCCAGTACCTAGCCAACTGGACGGAGTCTGGACCGCCAGTTCCTGGGCCTAGCCACTGTTTCACAGGCGCGACGTTCTCCGGACCGCCCATGCCCGGTAAAAGTAGCCACCGAAGGGTCGGGGCAACTGTGGCACAGGCGGCGAGAACCAAGAGGGAAACTACGCAGATCTTTTCTAGCTTATTCATTAGGGGTTCCCCTAAAATCTAATAGTTCTTGGCGTATTTAAAATTACATGATAGATTGTTATAGAAGATTATTCAATTTCTCAGGAGAGAGGGCAGGGGCGTTGAGCAGGAAAGTAGGGAGAGATGCTAAAGTTGAAAACCTGATTGCGAATCAGGAAAAGGCTCTGGCATCTCGTTGATCGCCCCTGCCCACAGCTCAACTATATGTTTGAAGTATAAAAAAGGTTGTGGAATTCAGTTCTGTAAGAAAGTTCTATGAGGGCTGCTTGCCCTCTGCCACTTCTTCAATCCAGCGTTTGACAAGTTCAGGCTTAGCCTTGATAAAACAGAGGAGGCGCCTTGCAGCCTCTTCATCGACCTCTTCCTGGCGCCACTTATAGCACAAGAACAGAACACCGCCAGCAACCAAGCCAAACAAGATCACGAGAACACAGAGTAATATAAATAGCAAGTCAACATATCCCAGCATAGCATTCACCTCCGGATCCGCGTCTTCTGAATTTTGATTCCTAAGTCCTTAGCAAGATTCGCTGCAGTGTTCCGTAGGCACTCAGGATTCTTATCCGCTGCTTTCGTAATAGCTCGGAGAGTCGGCTCATGGCTTTTAACCACGTACTCTCGGCGTTTCGACTTCATTCTCCGCGTCTCCGTCCAAACAGGTCTTTGTATGTCGGGGCTTGTTCCTCAAAAGATACATGATCACTTTCCTGATGCTTCATCAACTCAGTTGCTGTGTACTCCCGGTTAGCAATCACTCGCGCATTCATCACTTGTTCCAGGTACTCTTCGTCTTTCATGGCTTTCAAGGCCTCAGCTTTGAAGTCAAGGAGCTCCTGGAGGCTCATCTGGCACAAACCGCATTTCATAAGACTTTCACTAGCAGCCGCAATTCCTTCATTTTTGTCCGCAGAATCCACCGAAGCATTGGGATGGACAGTGGCGCCCTTATGGGTCCACTGCCCTGTGTGTCACCTTCTCGTTTGGGTTGCATCTTACAGGGGTCTCCTTGATAGTCTGGCTGCAGCTTCGAAGATGTCGACCAGGGCATGTGCCGTCTCTTTGGCGCATTCATACCCCATCTCTTTGAGCCAATCTTCAAGATCCAGGCTCAACTTTAACAGATTTTTCATTTTTCAACCTCCTATTGTATATTACCAGAGCTTTGCCGCATATGTGGGATGGCTCTGGATTTCCGTCACATGTCGCGCAGGTGCCGCCACTGCACACGCGTAACCTAATTTTCTTGGGTAGAAAGCACTTACGCATCATGACCAGTTGCTCAGTCCACCGCAACTCAGATCGTTGTTTCATAGATCTTAACCTTCTTACTTTCTGGTTCTAACTCCAAGGGTGCGATGTAACAAACCAGTAGATAATATAGAGGAATATGCTGCAGGTGACTAAGATTCCGAATCCGACTTTGATTTTGTTCATGCTTTATCTGCCTCTTTACAGATATATTACGAGTTACGATACTATTTAATCGTTACGAGGGAAGCCTTCTACACATCAACAGTTCGTCAACAGTTCCTGTAGTTAGATAACTGCTTCAAAACTGGACATTTGTTTTCGCCCGGCTGCCGCCTTTAACATTAGTCTGGAGTCTTGCTGTTTCAGAGACTCTGCTTTTCTTGAACATCTGTTCAGTGATTAGAAGAGAGTAACTATTCTTATTGGCCCATTTAACATCAAAAAAAGGGAGAGATTATTCAGTTCTTTGTCTTTACATGTGCGCGCTTATGTTGTCTAGCGATCTTGGAGCCTGCATCATCACGCGGCATAGGCAAGAGTTTCACTTCCTCAGAGGCTTTCTTCCGATTCCATCCTCATTCTGCATGATCCAATAGAAAAAGCCATCCTTAGCCAGTTTCCCGTTTTCTTTCCAGATCTCATCCCGGAGAGTTAGGTACTCGTTTGTGTCGATGTCTGTGCGGAGCTCAAATATGCCCTTCTTGCCTTTTTGCTGTTGCCAGGGACTTGACTTTTTCGTCTCTTCTTTATGTTGTGGCAAAGCTTGCGGGGGAGCTGCTTCTTTAGTCTTCTGTTCTTGAGGCGCTGGCTTTCCTGAAAGTTGCCGTTGAAGATCTTCTATGACTTCAACAAGATGGTTAAGCGTGTAGGTTTGAGCGCGAAGAGCATCTAGAATCTCGAGAGAAATATTAGGATTGCTCATTTCATTTCCTCCAAGTTTTTGACGATTGTTGCGCTTAAGTATTCCACGCAGATTTTTGCTAGGTTCTCAGGAGAGAAAGGCTTCTTGTCTTCCCATGTTTGCAGTAGTTGACTGATTGCTCGGAGAGGAGCGCAGACGTTAAGCTTCGCGCAGGACAAGCAGCTTCTTTCAGCATTCAGGTTTGCTTTCAGCTTTTCTTCATCTATCATCTCTTGCATCTTCATCACCTTAGATCCTTAGTTCTATCGCTTTATGCAGAATGTTGTATTGATGGATTTTCGTTTTGAGTTGCGCTTTTGGATTGTGCCAAATGATTTCCGTTATGTCATTGTAGACTTGCCATTGAGTAAGATGTTCTGGCACGATCGTTGCTTGCTTCTCTTCCGCTTTCAAGTAGCCTGGCAACGATTTTTTGCTGAGGCGACTATTCTGGATCCTGGTTAGCCATTCCTTGTTGGCTTCGACTATTGCCAGCTCCCGGTATTGCTCAAGGACCTTTTTGGCGCTGTCCATAGCGTTAATGAGAACGTCTTTCAGTTCGATGTCAAAGTTTGCTGTGTGCCTCCGATATATCCAGTTGACTGCACTTCTGTCTAGGCTCTGAGTCATTCTTCTTGCGATGCCGAGGACCATGTTCTGGCAGGCTCCTCTGAAAGTAAAGTATCCTGTGCTGAAGCTAAGGCTGCTGTCTATGCTGTTGTTGACTGTGACTCCGACGAAAACTTTGTCTGTTCCTATTTTGTAGTCTGTGTTTGCTGCATAGGCTGCGTGCATGCGTCTTCCGTCTTTCTCTAGAAGGACGTGGCGCCCGAAGTCTTTGGCAGATTCTTGCTGTTTAAGTTTACCGAATGGGATCAAGTTAGCATCTTTCGCTGCCTTGTCTGCTATGCCTAGAGCTTCTTCATTCGGAATGAGTTTGTAGCCTTTCCGGACTATACTAAGGATTTTGCCGTTTTTGACGATTGCTTTCCAGCCGCTTTCTGTCTTGCCGTAGTTGATGTATGCTTCTTGGAGGCCGTACTGGTTCCATATGTTATCTATCTTTCCATAATCTAGCTTCTCTGTTGTCATATTGTCCAAGTTTTTCACCTCCTTTTGCGGCTATTTATAAACATCTTGTTGATCTGTCTGATTGTTTCTTTGTTGCTGGCGATTTCTTCTTTTGTTAGGCCGACGTGACCGCAGGGCGTGTAGATTCCAGTTGCCATGCTCATGCTTTTGGCTTCTTTTCCGCAGACTTTACATTTCACGGTTTCAGCCCCTTCCAGTTTTCTTGAGAAACTGCTAAGCGTGTCCTGCAGCGTCTGTTTTTGCATTGAAGCCAAACTACATTCTTGTTTTCTTGTTTGTAGTCCATCGTATGTAATCCGCAGCCTGGGCACTCGAATTTCTCTGCTTTCTGAGCTCGAGATTCTTCAGGTTCTATATGTTCGCTCATTCTACAGTTCCCCTTTCAGCGGTAAGCTTTCTATTCTCTGGTTCTTTCGGCCACTTGCTCGAAACCAAGTATGCATCTCTGAAGACTGGAACATCTCGAAACTTGTCGCTTTGAATATGTTAGTGCCGTCAGAAGCCAAGATTTCAGGGATCCATTCTGCTTGGGCTTGCAGTTTTTCTATTTCATTTCCTCGAGCTTCTACGATTTCAACTAGGAGATCTATTTTTCCTTTAAGATCGTCCTCAGGCAAGTTGCTCAAGCTCGCCAAAAGATTATTTGCTTTACTTTCACATGCTTCCATATTTTTCGTCTCTTTTGGTTTTACGCTAGCCTCTTGGAGAAGTTAGCTATGTAAAGAAAAGAGTATGAAGCCTTTCATGTTTCTAGGCTCTTTGAGTTTTGGCAAGCGCGCGCTTGTCTTGCAGGTCCTCTTTCGCTTGTCAGAGGCGCTTACTATTGTTCGGCGATTCTGACTTTGCTTGAGATGCTGAAAGAAAGATTCTTGCCGCCTGTGCGGAAGCGTCTTGGGTGGCTTGCTTTCGTCTTTCTCTCGGTATTGCTCTGCTGCTGCTCAAGGCTAGACTAGCAAGAAAATTAATATAAACTTTTGCTTTTGTTCTATGCACAACTTCAATATTGAATTTAATTAGAGTGTTAGGAGCCAGACGCATAAGTCTAAATAGCGAGATGGGCAAAATAATGAAAGCTTAATCTGTCCGACCCTCCGCGAACGAAGAGCCGGACAGGAGCGCAGCAGATCCCCCCAAGAGGCACCAAAGGAGAATCAGCCAAATGGTACATAATCAATATTTACCAGATAAGCCTTTCGCAAAAAGAATCCCTCTAGTCCCTCGAGAAGCTGCTGCAATCATCAAGCTCCGCAGAAACTTCCGCTACACAATCAACACTCTAGCCAAAGTTTTCGGCAGAAGCACAAGTATCATTCACCGGCTCCTAAAATTCAACACCGATCTCGGAGCTCTCAGAAAAGTAGATCTTAGAAAGCTTCCGACAAGAGTTAAGAAAATTAGTAAGGCAAGACAAGAAGGAACACTCTATCGTTTTCTTGATAGGTGGGTCGCCTGGATAACTTCAGAAGAGGAGAAGCCGCCCTAACATTTCAAGATTCTCTTATGATTCAATACTTAAGATAGAATAGAGACTAGACTAGACAAAGAAAAGTAAAGAGAAACAAGCGAGAAAATCATGAAAGACCTACTTTAACTTATCTCTCTAGTAGATTCTTGAGAGCTTTTTTCTTAGCGTACGCAGAAACGGCAAACCTTTTGAGTGGGAACCAACTAAGTTTTCTTGGTGACTAGGTGAAAACAAAAGCAATCCTCATTATCCTATTTGCTGTGTTCTCAGGCTTCATGATGGCCCTAGGATTCAACACTCTAGACTGGATGACACACCAGAACCCGCCTGAATTTTGGAGCTTCATCTGGACCCCGCAAGGAGGAACATTAACGATGCCCTTCTGGTACGGCTATTTCTTCGGAGGCATTTTGCCACTGTGGGGAGGAGGCTTCTTGGCCGGAATTATTGCTGGCCTACTCTTCAGACTCAAGAAGAAACAGTGAGCCAGTTGGCACAGCTGCGAAGTGATCTTAAGCAGGTTCAAAAGGACTTATGCAAACACTGCATACGCTGTAAGTCTTATGAAGATGCTCAGAAATGCCCGATCCACTCAGCAATAAACAGGATATTCCAAAATTTAACATAGAGACAGTTTTCAGAAGCTTATATAGTTAGCCAGATTTTTGACAGTTTTCTCGGGTTCTATGGAGAAAAGAGCCTTTTTAACTTTCGACAAGTCCATATCTATGCATCGGAAATGATAATCTGCATTAGTAAGTCTCAAGATTCTTAATAATAAAGATGTAGAAAATGCATGGAACGGTCATGACCCTATAAAGTTGACGCTGTTAGGATAGCCTCTTTAGCTTTGAAGTACCTACTCATGCCATCGGAGCCTGTTTTGGGGTTATTTCAGCAAGACTTTTAAACGGAAGTAGAACATAGAAGATTAAGGAGAAAAAATCAAATGGACTCTGAAATAACAGTAGTCAGACATGTAGCTGACGACGAAAAAGAGAAGTATGTTGCCACACTCAAAGGGGAAACACTTGTCGACGGAGAAGTCATACAAGTAGAACTAAAATTCACATCAAAAGCTAGTCACCTAATAACTGCGTGGCCGCTGGGCAGCATATCAAGCATCAAAGTAGGACCTACTCCGCAGCAAAAAATGAGACAGACTTAGCGCGCGCTTCTATTGCTCGTTTGCCTTTGCCATTTTCTCAGCGAACTCTTCAGCTTCTCTAGGCCTAAGCGGAGGCGTGAAGGGATACCTCACAACAATATAGCCTTTAGATTCTAGGGCATTTGTTACGTACTCATCCCGGAGCTTCACAGCATTACTTTTCAAGTGTATAGGACCATCAAGGAAGCCGACAAC